AAAACAAGAACTAATCAAGATTGGGATGATATAACAATGAAAGCTTTTGCAGAAGCAGGTGGTGAAATAGTTAGTTCATTTGTATCTGAGCCGTTAGGTTATGAAAGAATTATTGACGTATTACCAAGAGGATTTTTTGGTCGAGGTGGACAAAAAAAAGCAGGAGGTTCTGTTTATTCTGAAGATACAGATTCTATTGGTGATAAAATGTATAAAAGTTTTGCACATTTTGCAGAAGGTATTGAACCAGGTGCTTTAACAACAGGAAAAAAAATAGTTGGTGCTATAAATCAAGATTTAAAACCTGGTGGCCAACCATTAAGTTTAAGAGATGAAGCATTAGCATTATTTTCTGGTATTAGAATTATAAACGTTGATGTGCCAAGAAGTTTTAACTACAAAATGACTGACTTTAGAAACAAAAAATTATCTGTAACTGAAGCAGAAAAATTTTATAATTTAGAAAATGCAATTAATAGAGGTGGTGATGCGTACGTAAAAGAATTTGAAGATATACAAGAAGAAATGTTTAAAGTTCAACAAGAATTTTATAACGTGTTAAAAGATGCATCTGCATTAGGTTTAACAAAACAAGACATAAGAAAACTTATGAAGCGTAGAGATTTTAGTAATAGAGAAATTAACACTTTATTTAGAGGCAAGTTTACGCCGTTTAAAGTATCAAACTCTTTAATGCAAAAAAGACTTAGAGATCTTAAAAAAGCGTATCCTGACGAAATTATTAATAAAGATTTCTTTTATCCAAGAAAAGATTTTAACAGAGTTATGAGAAAATATAGAAACAGATCTTTAAAAGTTGAACAACCGGAAGAAGATAAAACATCTATATTTAATAAAATAACAGATGCAATAGTATCACCGGCAGGTGCAGCAGAAGTAGAACAAACAACTCCTAATAATCAAAGAATAGAAACACCACCATTACCAAATACACCCATGCCAAATAGACAGATGACAACACTTCCAAGTCTACAAAAAAATCCAGTAACAGGCTTGACAAGAACGGAGAGTGCATTACTATCACCAACTGAGCAAGTGATTGCTAGGAGAACATAATGGTTAAAAAATCAGCATTACAAAAAATTGAATCGCATGAAAAGCTTTGCAGAATTATGCAAAAGCAAACCTTTGAACAAATAAAAGAAATGCAAGATAGAATTAAAAGATTAGAATATTGGATAGTAGGAGGTATGGGAGCTGTCCTTATAACTTTATTAACGGATGTAGCAAAATAATGGAACTTACACGTAACTTTACTCTTTTAGAACTTACCAAAAGCGACACTGCAATTAGGCATGGGATTGATAATAATCCTAATGCTGATCAAATAGAAAAATTAAAAATACTTTGTGAAAAAATTTTACAACCAGTTCGAGATCATTTCGGCAGGGTCAAGGTGACTAGCGGATTTCGTTCACCTGCGTTGTGCCAAAAAATAAATAGCTCACCAAATTCGCAGCACGCGCGTGCGGAAGCGGCCGACTTTGAAGTTGTAGGTGTAGACAACTGTGATTTGGCTGACTGGATACATAGAGAGCTAGAATGGGATCAATTGATTCTTGAGTTCTACACTCCTGGCGAACCCAATTCGGGATGGATACACTGCAGCGTTACAGAGGGCATGCCAAGAAAACAATTTTTACATGCTTATCGAGAAGAAGGTAAAACAAAATACAAACCTATTCTTGGTAAAGCAAAAGATATATTTGTTTAGAAATTTGCGCGCGCTACGCGTATAGTCCTACTAAATCCATGATTTAAGTTTTTCACCTAATACTTCTGAAGCTATATTTATTTTTTTTCTTAATGCTTTAACTATTTTTTCATCAACAGTATCTTCAGCATTAATATCTACGTACGTTACAGGTTTTTTCTGTCCAACACGGTGTGCTCTGTCTTCTGACTGTAAACGCTTCTCAAGGTCATATCCGTTAGAATAGTAAATTACGGTGTTTGCAGCTGTTAAAGTTATCCCATAGCCGCCCGTAGAGGGCGTTCCAATAAAGAATCGACACTTAGGGTCCTCTTGAAAACGTTTGATATTGTCTTGTCTTTCTTCTTTTGGAGTTAATCCATAGTAGTCAACAAAAGACCCTGGACCATATTCATTATTAATAGCTTCTATAATTTTATTAATATCATGTTGATAGTGAGCCCATATAATAGCTTTACCTTCTACATCTTCTAACACGCTCATTAATTCATCAATTCTATTATTTTTTATAGATTGTATAGAACCATTATCATCTGTAAAATGACCACAAGTTATCTGTTGCAACCTCATTAATTGTGTTAGAGAATTTTTTGTACTAGATACTTTGCCTTGCAATGTAGCTAAAGCTTGTTCTTTCATCTGTTCATACAATTTAAATTGATCTGGTGTTAATTGTATTTGACGTTTAATAAATATTTTATCCGGTAAATCTAGACAATCTTCTTTTAACACACGATAAGAAAAATTTTTAAGAGTGTCAGATAACTCACTTAAATTTTTAAATTTATCTACAACTTGTATTGATCTGCCATGTGCGTGCATAGTTTTCATTTCTGCATATCTATTTCTAAATGCGTAATAAGACGAAAAATCTAAAAGATAAGAATCTAAAAACTCACATTGGCTATACAAATCTAATGGATTTTTAGTAACAGGAGAACCTGTCATAATACGTCTGTATTTAGCTTGTTTTGCTAAATCTACAATATTTTTTGTACGTTTAGCACTAGGATTTTTTATTGTAGTAGACTCATCAATAGCCATTAGTGTATTATGTGATCGTAAAAATTTTTCTGCAAATTTTTTACCTTTTTCTGTGCTAAAAGCTTCAACATTCATAATTAAAATATGTAAAGCTGTTTCTATTTCAAATAAAGTTTCTAATTTTTGTTGTTGTTTTTTGTTTATATTTGGTTGCCACAATACAGTCACATTTTCTATGTGACTTGGTAAATGCGTAGGCAATTCATTGCTATACCAAGTGCCAACAACACCTTTAGGAGCTACAATTAATGCTCCATCTACCTTACCTTTGTCGTAAAGCATAGACATATTATCTATTAATACTTTTGTTTTACCCGTACCCATTTCCATAAAATACGCATAAGTTTCTTTGTTCCATGACTTTTCTAAAGCAGTCATTTGATGCTTGTATGGTTTTGTTTTAAATTTATAGTTCATAGTTTTTCTTCTTTCTAGTTGACAATATAATAGACAGGACCTATATTGTCAAGCATGAAAGAAAATAAAGTTTATGTAATTCAAGAAGTTGCTGGAACTCAATCAGGCGCACCAAAAATTAACATTATGGGTGCTGCAAAATATGGTAAGTTTGAATTTTTACTACCAGAATTTTCACAAATAATATTTTCTCCTGGTCCATTAATTTTTAAATTACGAAAAGCATTAAAAAATTTTACGACAGAAGATTATTTATTATTAACTGGTGATCCTGCAATTATTGGTGTAGCATGCTCAATAGTTTCTGACATGACAAACGGTAAATATAATTTACTTAAATGGGATAAACAAGAAAGAGCATATTATCCTATTTCAATTAATCTATACGAGAAAGGAGAAATCGATGACAATTGATTTTGAACAAGACCAAGAAAATGTTTTGCAAAAAACAACCAACATACAATCACTTGCAGATCAAGTAGAAAAGTTAGAAGATTTAAACAAACGACTTGAACTACAAGAAGAAAACATAAAAAATACAAAAAAACAAATTGATAATATATCTGGAGAGGTAATTCCAACCATGATGTCTGAGATGGGTTTATCACATCTTAAACTTATGGATGGATCTTCTGTAGATGTAAAACCAAATTATAGCGCAAGCATTTCTATTGCAAATAGAGAAGCAGCGTTTGGATGGCTTCGTAACAATGGACTAGGAGATATAATCAAAAATGAGATATCCGTATCTTTTGGTCGTAACGAGGATAACACAACAATAAAAAGGAACAAATAAACATGAACCAAGTAACAGAGAAAAAAGAAAATGCATTAGCAGTCAATCTATTTGAAGCTGATGCAGATAAGGGCTCTCAGAACATGACGCAAGAAGATCTTGCACTACCATTTCTGAAAGTATTAGGACAACTATCTCCAGAAGTTAACAAGAGAGATGGGAAGTATGTTGATGGTGCAGAACCAGGCATGATTCTCAACACAGTCACTAACGAAGTTTTTGACGGAACTAAAGGGATAAATATAATACCTGCATTCTACGAAAGAAAATATGTAGAATGGCAAGACAGAGGTGAGGGTAAAGGTTCACCAGTAGCTATACATGATGCAAGTTCAGACATTATGAGTACAACTACTCGTGACAAATCTTTTAAAGATAGATTACCTAATGGTAATTACTTAGAGAATACTGCAAATCATTATGTAGTAGTTTTAGGTGATTCACCACAGACAGCTTTGATTTCTATGAAAGCGACTCAATTAAAAATTAGTCGTAAATGGAATTCCATTATGATGGGAATTAAACTGCAAGGTAAAAATGGTTTGTTTACACCGCCAACATACAGCCACATTTACAATTTAAAAACTGTGCAAATGTCTAATGACAAAGGAACATGGTTTGGTTGGGAAGTGTCTAAAGTTGGTCCGGTACAAGATCAAGGTGTTTATCAAGTTGCAAAATCTTTTGCTGATAAAGTTGGCAAAGGTGCTGTAGAAGTTAAACACGGATCAGACGAATCAAAATCAGATTCACCATACTAAATAAAATCCTAGGAGTGGGCGTGAAAGCGAGAGTGGAAGCGCCCATTAAAAATTATGTTTGAAAAAATATTTAAAGGATTGGAACGTGCGCATGGTTGTACCAAAGTAACCACACCAGCAGAAAATGGTGTCAAGCTAAAGGGACAATCATTTGTAGTACGTCAACCAGTGACCACGGAACTGTGGACTATGCATTTAAATGGTACACAAAGTTTAGGTATTATACCAATTAACGAAGACAACCAATGTATATGGGGATGTGTAGATATAGATTCATACGCAGGTTTTGATCACAAAAAATTAATAGATAAGATAAAACAATTTAAACTGCCTTTGGCTGTGTGTAGGTCAAAGAGTGGAGGGGCACATGTCTTTCTCTTTTCGGACCAACCCGTAGCAGCAGAAAGAATGAGAGACAAACTAACAGAGATAAAAACATTATTAGGATACGGCGGATCAGAAGTTTTTCCAAAACAAATACAATTAAAATCATCAGACGATACAGGTAATTTTTTAAACTTACCATATTTTAATGGTAATGACACAACACGATATGCATTTAAAGAAGATGGTAGTGCAGCAACACTAGAAGAATTTTACACAATATACAATACAGTTAAACAAACAGATATTACAAAAATAAAAATAGAAAGACCACAATCAGAATACTCTGACGCACCACCATGCATAGAACTTATGGCTATGAATAAAATACCAGAAGGTGGTCGTAACAATTCTATGTTTCATTTTGGTGTGTATGCTAAAAAGAAATGGCCAGCAGAATGGAAAAGTAAAATGACTTTGTTTAATGCAACAGCATCAACTGTGCCATTAAGTGAGTCTGAGGTAGAAATAATTAAGAGACAACATGATAAAAAAGAATGGGGTTACAAATGTAATGATACACCGATGTGTAATCTGTGTGATAAAAAATTATGTAGAGAAAGAAAGTTTGGTATTGGTGAAGAGATAGTATTTCCTGCACTAACTGACTTA